AAGTATAACAGTTGGTTGACTTCTTTGTCTTCGCAAATTTAATGGACAATCTAAAGCACGAACGCCTTTAGTGTCCCCAGAATTTGACCAATTCTGGACGGTTCGTTGTGGATCAGGTGTTACAACGAGCTCCACCATTTGTTTTGATTTTTTGTTACCGAGAGGTGTGGTTTATAGACTTTTAAGGAGTTCTCTCAATCTCCGTATAGTCTTTGCTCTGGTTGACAACCAGCCTAAATCATCTCTAAATAGAGATTTCGGGGAACGCCCTGGCAGGTTTATCCTTGTACTCCATTCTCTAAAGGAAGTGAGCCTTATTCTTTTTAGCAGTAACTAGTACAAGAAGGATCATTTTGGTTAAGACCATAATCCAATGACCTATACGACACATAATTTACATCTAGCGCTATAAGGAAGCGTATACAACCATCTAATAATTATCCGGGATATTAGACAATCCCATGCTTGAATTATTCTTCAAGTGGTTGGTAAGACAAGTAAGGAGTCAGTTTCCTTCTCCTTTCTTGAAAACTCCAAACCATATCAGAATAACTTTTAATATGAGCCTCAATTTCAAAATCTTTCAAATCAGTTGTTTCAACAATCTCTTTGAAGATTTTATACCATTTCTTATAAGTTTTCTCACCAAAGTGGAAAAACTTTAATAGAGCTCCACTCATTATTTCAAGCATTTGTTGTTCTCTCGTAATTGATTTTGATCTGACCCACATAGTTAAACTATCCGCAATGGATTGAAATTCTATGGGAGCCATCTGACATTCTAGTACATCATCGTATCGAAAGTACCTTTTCAAAAAAGTAGCTTCCGTAATTTTGATGTACGGTACACTCTTAGCAGTCTTTTCAGCCATGGTATACCTAATCCCCATTTTCTCATAAGCGAAAACGAGTGATGTATGGTTAAACCATGGTGCATAATCAACATTTACTCCCATTATATTATCATCGCCATAAACCATTAAACGAACGTTCTCTTTAAAAGATTCACATTCATTTTCCGGGTTCAGTAGATAATAAGCATATCGGTTGTATAGACAATTAACCAGACCATTAAGTATTACTGTAAGGGCATTTCCCGAAGGATTTTTACCAAAAAATTCGATCAAATCTCCATTAAAATCAGTAGTTGAATAAATAAGATCTTCTCTAATACCATACAGAACGTTTTTATCAGTGTCTTTGAAATTTCCAGACAACATTAATAACCAATCCAAAATATCAAAAACAGCATGTAAAAATACTGCTTTCATTGTTTTATCATAGGCACTAAAATCACCTGCTATAATTCCATCGGTCCCAAAACATGTTAAATATTGATAAACATCATCCCACTCAATGGAATCAACATTAATACCAACAGCGTTCTCGAACGTATAACGATTGTTTTGTATAAATCGAACAGCTGCTAGATAATATTTTCTTGTTATGAAAGTACTATCTATAGAAGCCCCACAAAAAATCCGTGTTTTCTTGGCTTCAGCTTTAGCAAAAGAAATTGGTTCATCCTTTAGATGTGCCTTATATAGGAAGTGATATCTTTCACCTCTTTTATAACATTCAATTGCTTCATTTATACGACCTTTCAACTCATCATTCA